GGAGGAAGGAAAGGCAGGGGGGGTAGACGCTGAGCCTAAAAAAACGCCATCTGTTTTATCCTTTTTTAGTATGTTACATCGCCTACAGCAACAAACTAGGTTGTCAAGGGTATCCTCGCCCCCACGTGATTTAGGCCAAACGTGGTCTACTTCGTTAGCATCTGGTGATCCACAATAGGCACACGTGTAAGCATCCCTTGTTAACACTTTTAGCCTTATCTTCTTCCAATGAGATGTAGCTCTATATGGTTTAAGGCTCATCATCTAAATGTTCTGCTGCTTTATACAGCACATAAATTGTAATAGCTATTATTAATACAAATACTAATGCCATCCCTTATCCTTCCAATGCTGATATGCCTTACATGCACAACCATCATACCTATGCTTAACATATTTTAAATGTACCTTTATTTGCTTATATGGATCTAGTGTGCCATACCACTTAGAGCGCATCTGTCCTAATCCGTAATGGCTACCATTTCTAGCTTTATAGTTCCATCTACTTTCATGATGTATAAGCCAGTTATAGCATTCAAACTGATTCCATTCCATTTGATTGTAGGCATATAACTTAATATTCATAACGTGATAGCTGCGCTTATCAGCAGCGTTTGTTTGTATTGTTTGCAGCGGCAGTAGTGCAATTGCTAATCCAGCAATAAACATAGCTCTGGCCAATGCTGGCTTGCCGTGCAAGCTGCCTTTCAGGCTTGCTGGCATGCCTAGCATACTCGGCCTGTCAAATCTATTTGTTATTTGCGCTTGTTCTTGAGCGTGTCGCATTCTTCGCAGTAATCTCTTTTTCCATATATCCATAGTCCACATCCTTTGCAACGATGTATTAGATAAGGTTCAGTAGCCACTTGCCTGCAATAAATATACTAAGTCAGCCAAGGTGAGAACAGCAACGTATTGCTCAACGGATTTCTCACCCTGACCATTTAGGCGTAGAACACCCACGCCCATCCCTTTGTTTGCCTTGCGATCATGAAGTTGGCGCATGAGCCCAGACAAATCTAAGTTTGTCCTAGCTTTGATTTCAATGTCCAGGCCATCAATTCCGGTGATGTCTGAACCATCTCTACCAGCTCCAACAGGTAGTGCATGCTTCCAGCCTTGCTGCTGCAGATATTCTGCTACAATACGCTGCGTTGCATAGCCTCGGTGCTTGCGACTTTGATTACTCACTTAGTTAGTCCTAACTTGGCATGTGTGGCATTTGCAAGGTTTCGTAGACCCAGCCGTTATTGGCTCGTTGCAATTGTCGCACACGTCAAGTAGTTTATCCATTACTAACACATTAATCACCCCGCTATCAATTCTTCATCCTCTGGCCTAAATGACCATGTTTCATCTTTGCCTAGCATCATCCATATCATTTTGCAATGCTCAGCTTTACGTTTATATGGCAATGAACAACCCCAGCCACGATATGCACCTTTAGCCCCCGTGCCTTCCCTTAGCACACGCGCGCCGTGTTGACAAGTAGGCAATGGATGTGCCCCTACTTTCTCAGCTAAGAGCTCTAAAGCGTTATCAAATACAGGATCTAAATCAGCCGGTGGCTCAATAGTGGTATCCCAGACTATTTCAGCTGTTGGATTTGTTGCCTGTAAAAACTCTTTATGACTTTCTGTGCGTACACGTATTGGAGCGTCTGACTTAGCTTCATTAACCTTAGCCATTTCAAGGCTGCTTGCTCGCTTTCCCTTAGCACTAAGTCCGAGATTAGCCAGGCATCTTCCAATTGCGCTAGTTTCGCAATTTTCAAACCAAAAATCGCGATCCACACCCCTATCCTTGCGAGCGCCGCGCGCATAACCAACAGCGGAAGCAGCAGTATCAACGTGGGTGCGGAAAGCAACTGCCTTAAATATAACAATGCCTTTTTCTTCGTCATTGGTAATGAGTTCTGTGAGTATTGAGCCGTCTTCATAGGTTTCATAGAATTTGTGTATCCTCGTATCTACATCTTCATAGTTTGCTAAATTAAACATCTAGTGTTTCTCCTTTTGCATAGTCAATTTGTTCCTTCAAAGTCCAAGTGCTGCCATCTGGCCATTCTTGAACTTCATTGGCGCAAGATTGGCAGTAATGCCTGACAATCAACTTGCCATATCGCTTGCTAGTTATTTGCCATACAGCTTGCGTTTGTCCACGTAAACTGCTCGTGCCATATCGGCCTTTACAGTAATCACACCAAGTTCCCTTAGGTGATCTAGAAAGCATTAAGATCATTCCAATCCTTGACGGCAAGTTCTCCGGCAATGGCGAAGTAGGCGACTGCATCCACCCAAGAATCGTGATTTGATTTAGATTCCATGATTCTTGCGAGCTTGACCAATGCCATACAGATTGCAATGTCCATCGGCTCAATTGGTCTTTCAAAATAGGATTCCCACAGCTTTGCCGTTCGTAACATAGTTTGGTCGTAATGACCATGCGTTGACCCTCTATTAATGATCGTGTCGTTTGCATTAGTCAATATATCTTTCGCTCGCAACTGACTTGCCCCGTCTGTACCCATCTGCCCAGCCTTCCTTATATCCTTTTTCCTTAATGAATACACCGATTGTGTATGCACTTAAAACAAATAAAAAGCAATAGAGTGCCAACTCAACTAAACGAATATCATTCAACATCTGCGCTCACCCCATGTACATCTAAAAAATAGGCAGCCAAAACTTCACGGCTTATTCTGCCGCGTTGCTGGCTCATGCCTAGTTTCTTTTTAGCGTAATCACGTATGTATGAAGCTCGCACAAAGTGCTTGCCATCGGTATACGCACCCGACTTACGATCATACTTAATCGTCATGCCCTAAACCCCTTTCAAATAGGATTTCAAATCCTATTTTGAAGGGTCTATATGCTATTTGTCAATATACGACACGCCGTCAAAGTTATCCATGTGATCATCGATAGTCCTATGAATTGGAAATATATCCTCAACCATATCGCTTGCCTTCAACCAGGAAGCTGCCGTCTTTTTCTATTGGTATGGCTACCGGCTGAACACGCTTTCTGTCTATGTAGATGATTCCAAAACCTTTTTGCCAGTTAAATGTTCCGCGTGTGTAATGAGCTTGGCTCTCATCCATCAAATGTCCGACCTCAAAGCCTGTCAGGATACCCCTTAAAACGCCCCCAGAAGCCGTTGTAAAGCTTGAAATCCCCTGTCTATGGGTATGACCACAGACCACCGATAAACCATGCCTCTTAGCCGATTCTAGGGCCGTTAAACCCCCTTGTGGCTTGATGCTCTGCTCATCACCATGCACCATTACCCAGCCATCATGGAACTGGTAAGGCTTGGTGTGGTAAGTAATGCCTAAATCATCCATGTGTAGAAACTTCTCTATGGTCAATTCAGGCAGACCAATTAGCCCAGGCAGGCGCTTGCTAAGTGAGTTGTAAAGTCTTGCTCCGTGATTGCTTCGGCTGAGATGTCGTACTTGAAGCTCGGCGAGAACGCGCACAGTTTCGTCACGATCTCTACCAATGCTTCCTGACCACTCATCCCTACCGGTTGACCAGCGGCTAATTGTTTGGAAGTCGATTTCATCGCCCACACATAGAACGTCATCAGGTTTGTATTTTCTGATGAACTGTGCGACATTCTTAACTGCTTTCTTATCGTGAAAAGGTACTTGTAAGTCTGATATGACTACAATTCGCTTAATCGTCATCCTCATCTTCATCTTCATATGGAGAATGATTAGGATTCTGTATTACCCAATCGGGTAAACGCAGCTGTTCTTCAATGTACCAGCGCGCCCTATCTTCACCATATCCAGCACGAACTAAAGCCTCAAAACATTCAACAATAGATGCAGCCCAAATATCTATGGGTAGCAGAATGTCAGCCTTTGTTCTACGCGCAGCGGCTTCTTTCCGCTTACGCTTAGCGGCTTGTTCGCTTTTTGATATTTTTCTTGCGCTCATGAGTAAGCAATTCTAAGACCATTGATTCAAGTTTATCTATGCGCGACACGATGTTTGATGCCTCAAGTATTGCTGGCACTTCATGTCTAATAATGTATCTAAGTCCACCGACAATAAGAGCGCAGCACGATAGTGTGGCAGCTACAAAGCCTGCCCATTCTGCCGGGCTCAACGCCGACCGAATGCTGTGTCGTTAGGATTTAGCCAACGAAGGATAACTGGAAGGCTTGCCGCAAGTGCAGCATTTGCAATATGTGCTAGATCCCAGCCCACCGCTAGATAGGTTGCTATTCCAGCTGCTAAGAAGCTTCTTGCCCAACTTGCGCTTACTTGCTTTAGTTGTTCCATGTAGGGGCTCTCCTGTTAGTATCGGTATTTCAAACATACTGCCATCTGAATCGCCCTTAGCAGTAAAGCTAATGTGAATATGTGTCTTATGTGGGTTTATCCCGGTGTACTTTCTCCATTTGTAATTGCGTTTGTAGCTGGCAATTTTGCCGTTGAAGATGATATAAGAGATTCTTTTATCAAGTCTGGCAAGTAATCGTAGCTGATCCGCAAAGTCATAGGGCTCCGCTTTGTGCGACCTGAAATCAACGTCAATGTCAAGGGCACGTACAATGCCTTCAGCAGTAGGATTGTGATCGGACTTACGCGCTGAATGACGTTTATCACCGATCCAGCCATCTGAAGTTCTATCTCTATCGGGGAACGCATCATCTACCTGCTCGCGTAGTTGTATCCCTGCCTTGCATAGCTTTGCCATATCTATTTATTATAGCATTTAAATTACAGAATCTTGAGGGATTGCGCTAGAGGCCGAGGGCTGCCTTGAGATCAGGCAGGTTAAGACCAACGCTAGAAAGTTTCTCCGCAACGGATATTTCTCGGATTGTTGGGTTTTCAATTTCATTTTGGATTTCAGCCCAACTTGGTTTTTTTATATTGTCAGAAAGCCATTGTATGTTTGAATAATCGTCTCCAGTTAAAACCCATTCAGCATTTGGAGTTAAAACAAGAAGTGCTTTTGACATTTTTTGATTCATTGTATCCATATTAAGCACCTATTTCCATTGCAATAATTGTTGCTGGAGAACTTCCATATTCAGTAAATACTGTTGAATTTGCTCCTGTGCGTCTCGCAAATTGTGTTTTGTAGGTAATTGCAGAAGTCGTTGCTGGAGAATCTAATTTAGTCAATGCGTTGTAAGTCGATAGCCTTCCTGTGTTTGAGATGCCTGTAAATGTTCCTACAACTGCATAATCAGCAGCAAGGATGCTCGTTGCATCTCGCAATAATTGCCATTTGGCATTACATTCTTCATTTGCAGTATTAGCATAGCCAAGAGTCTGGGTAACGATAATTAAAACCTTACTTGTCGCAGAACTTGGCGTAATACTGACCGATAAACCTGTGTCTGCGTATGTTGAACTTGTGCTGCTGCTTTCAACGGCATTAGTTCCTTCAACAACTTGCAACACTTTGCCACCACCAGCAGGCGCAGCCCACTTAATTTTGCCGTCAACGCTTGTATCTACTGTTAAAACGTGTGTGTTTGATCCAATAGCGAGGCGTTGAAAAGCATCTGCTGCATCTCCAATTATTAAATCACCTTCCGCATCAATAGCAGTTGCCATAGTATTAGTTACAACTGGTATCGGGCCAGTACCACTAGCAACCGATATACCTGTACCAGCTTGAACCTCAGTTACATCTCCAGCACCGCTAACGCCTACCCATGCTGATCCATTGTAAACTTCAACTGCGTTGGTATCTTGCAGATAACTGACCATTCCTTCAGCTAATACGCTGGTAAGCGCACTAGTGCGAGCAGCAGCATTAGCAAATACCATAACTGTTTGCTCATTTAAATACGTATTGACCTGAGCTGCTGTTAAGACATCACCTGTCTGAAACAGCTTATATCCTGCGCCTGCCATTATTTCTCCTTAGTAGCTCAGACTATCTGAGCCTAGTATACCTGATACATCTGAATCTAGGACAAAACCTGCCAATAAAGGTTCTGTGGTGTATAACGTAGTCATCCAGGATGACTTGGTAATGTCGTGATGAATCGCGTTTACCAGGCTTGATTGCACCACGCTGGATGAGCCAGGGGTAGTCTTAGTAACTGTTACCCCATCTAGTAATTCTATATCTATGCCTGCTAGGGGCTTATTGGGGTTGGCATCATCATAGAGATTCAACTGAATGCTATCTATTCGTATCTCAGGGTCTTTGCGTGTGGCTAGGATGCCTTTAGCTTGGTCTAAAGCCTCGGCATTGGTCTGCACTAATATGCCTGAGCGTGTGCCTGAGTGAAGAAAGAACTTGTCAATTGAAGCTTGGTCAAAAGCATTCTGAGCTGTGCCACCTAAGCGTGTGATTGTTACGTCATTTACCAGCGTAGTATCGTCAAACGCTACTACTGCATTAGTGTAGGAAATGTCTGTGCCTTGATCACTAAACTCATATACCGGAAAGGCTGGGTTAGAGATTAGATTGTTACGGCTTACAAAATCTACCTTGCCATTGGCATCCAAAAAGATACCGCCAAACTCGCTCTGCTCTACTGTAAATAAGGCTTCTAAGGCCGTTCTGGCCGTGCCTGGGTCGGCTTGTAGGGTGGAATCACCTGCATCCACATTTCGTAGGCTTAAAGGCCATTCTATCTCATCTAAGATGGCATTTACGCGA